AACAGGATAAGTTGCTGAATATACTGGGTTAGTAGATACCCTAGCTAATAATTGTACTTGGTCTCCTGCTTCTAGATTTAATGTTGTAGGGCCAATGAATACTAAAGGTCCTTGTGTACCCGTTATATCGATAACAGTATCTGCTAATACTACAGCACCAATTGGGTCCCACCATTCTAAGAACAAAAATTCCCCAGATGTAGGACGTGTACCAGTAATTGCACCAAATTTTATTTGAGCATATAATGTATAATCACTATCAGTAGGTGCTGTAAATGTATTTGTAGCCCAGTTATTACCATTATCGTAAATCTCTGTAGCAAAATCAAGAATATAAGAAGTATTATTTGTTAGATTTTGTGTACTAGCTACTCTAGCATCTAATGATGCAGTTGTTGGGTTAGCAAATTGGTTACCACCCTCTCCTTCAGTAGCGAGTATATACAGATTGTTGAAATAATCACTATTTAAAAATGATGATGAATACGTGTATTGTACACTATCAAATATTTTATCAATTACAGCTTTAGCCTTAATTGCTGGTCTAAAATCAACTGCTCTTAATGGTGAATCACTGTTATCAAACATACCAACTTCACCACCAGCTTCAATAGAAGTAGAGTTAACATCTGAAGTATCAATACCATAGTTAATTAACGGGTATTTAATATCACCTGAGAATAAATTATCTTCCCAAGATGATGTTACGTTAGCCATTGTTAAAGTATGGTCGTATTCACTCCAATCTAAATCTGATAGTCTTAAGTCTTGTATTTCAAATTTAAAATCAACAACTTCGTTTACTACTACAACATTATAAACAGTATCACCTTGTTGGTTTGTAACTATATCTGATAGGTAAAGTTTACCAGTAAATACTCTAGCTCCATTGTACAATACTTGACAAGGAACAGTTTTAGTAAATGTAGTAGCTGGTGTAGACCCTAAATCGTATAGGTTACCAAAGAATTCATTATTATTGGTTGTTCCTGGTAGTGCGAAAGTCTGCGAGGATACGCCGAATACTTCGCCTATCTCTGTTGATTCAATGGCTGATATGTCTAAACGGAGTTCCTCGTTTTGAAACAAGTCAAGGTCAAACTTGACACCATTATCATTTATACAACGTAATGTTATCATACTCTAGGTTTCAAATCGTTTGCAAATTGGTATTCAACAGAATATCTAAATAGTTTTTGACTACGTGGGTTTGTTTTCTCCGTAATAGTAGCATTTGTAATAATTACAGGCTTTTCATTTATCTGTATATCAGCAATATTACCTGCACTGGTTTGATATGGGTAATCTTGGTTTTTAAATGAACTAAATGCTCCATCTTGATTTGGAGCTTCGTTTTGGAAATTATAATCTTCATTTGCTCCACTAAATCCTAATTGCCATACCTTATCTAATAATACTACATTAGTACTAAAGAATAATTCACGTACATAATCAGCATCTTCTTGGTCTAACCAATCACTCTCTACTCTATATTTTTGGGTAGGTTTATTATAGTATTGGGTGTCACCTCTACGTGACTGATCAAAATCAACTGTGTTAGTAGTTGTTGAAAAATCTACAAATGTTTGTTTGTAATCTTTTCTTTCAATATCATCTGTAATAGATTCTGCTAGTGTAAATGTAAAGTAATCGTATACACCATATTCATTTATCCATCCAAATTGTCTTCTCTTAAATCCACTACACGATTTTAAATCTTCAATAGTTTTAGCAAAAGCATACTGTTCGTATCCGTTCCAATCTATTTCATACCTTCTTCTATCCCAAGTAGAAACAAATTGGTAACTACCAGATGTAGCGCTTAATCTATTACTATTTCCATAATATGATGAATATATGCCTGTTCCAAATCCTGTACATGAATTATCACCAGCTACTGGTGTGCCTAATGCATCATCTTCTCCTGTAATAACACCTACCTTTACTTGAGTACTAATAAAAGTATGGTCTACAGATAAATCATCTACTAATAATAAACTATATTCACTACCAGATAAAGCCTTTAAATCATCAGTTAAGAACTCGTAATAAGGATTATCAATTAAATATGCTCTAATAGAACTACCAGATGCTGCTGCTTGTGTATTTATATCGGATTGAATTTGGTATGGAGTAGCTAATGGGAAACCTGCACCAGGATATACAGCATCACTTTGTGTAAAATGAATCATTGCAGCAGGACCACTAATACCTTGCACATACATTTTTGCTGTTGAAGCCGGATATGAACCTGTTGGGTTAGCAGCATTATCCATAAAAATTAAAGGTATATTAAATGCTGAAGCACCTTTTTCAACTGGATTATAACCTACCCAGTTACTACCAGGGTAAGGAACATCACTAAAATTATGTCCTAAATCCCAACCAAACCCATAGAGACCTACTTCAATTTCTGTAGTATAATCATTAGCACTTTCTATAGGATTTTTCATATTACTATTCCATCCTTCTATATTTAAGGGACCAACAGGAATATGCATCATTTGATAATCTAATGATGCTGAATTCATCATGTAATAACCATAATTCTGATTTAAAGAATAGAGATTATACCAATCACGGTTAACAGGGATAGTACTTGGATTAGCAATCCAGCCTGTTGATTTTTGTTTAAATTGTATATAACCTTCTTCAATCATTTGGGAAGGTGGAATATATGTTCCATCTAAATTAGCAGAAGGTATAGGTTGACCACTTAAAAATGAAAGTGAATAAGCATCGTCCCAATACAATTTTTGTTTTTTCTTAACGTAATTGTTATTAGTTACTGTAGGAGAAATTGATGTATTTGTATATTTTACTTCATTAGGATATTTAGTTAATCCTATATTGAATTGATAAGGTTTAAATGATGGAAGTGATGCCCAAGTACCCCAATTTAGATATCCTAAAGTAGTATTAGGTAATGTTACACCTGTACCCCAAAACGGTTGTGGTATCCATTTTCCTTCTCCTACAGTATAATTTTGTGGAGTATTAACCGCTGAACCACTTGTAGTTATATCAGCAAATTTACCCTCGTATATTCCATATTTACCTGTAAACCAAGCATATGAATCATAAATTGTAGTTAAGTTCCAAGATGGATTCCAAACTGGGTATCTGTTATTTATATCTAAAGTACCACCTAAATAAGTTTGGTATTCTGTAGTTGAAGTTACTGCTGGGTCGCCTGCTCCACCTTCACCATCGTATAATGTAACAATTGATGTAGTTGTTGTACCGTATTCTTCACCAACATAAACATTAAATACCTTTAAAAATCCAGCATTATTATAAGTTACAATATATCTTTGGTTCCAAAGGTTAGCATTTACTACAGGTGAACTATACCAAGTTTGTCTATCACTATATGATGGTACTTGTGCAGTATCAAACTGTTGTGCTATAATTTGACCAATATCAAACACACCTTTACCAGATGGGTTAGGTTGTTGTTTAACACGCTGTATTAAATTACCATTTACATCTCTAATATCTAATACAAATTGATACTGTGGTTGTGTTATTTGATTAGACGTAACAACATATACCAAATTATTATTGGCTATGTTAGGAAACGTTGGTGCTTGTTGAATTGTAATTGCCATTTTAACTCTGTTTTGCTTCTAAATATGGTGACTGATTTACAGTATCGGCTATGCTATCTGAAATATCTAAAGCAGCTGCTACACCTATATTATTTAAATTTCTTGTAACCACATCATTAAGTGATACTTGAATGAATGGTTTAGGTTTTTTAAATCGTTGTCCTTTTTTCTCAATGTTCTTAGCTACTGCCCAAGCAAATTGTACAGGCGTCATAGCAGCAGGAACACTAATGCGTTTTTGTTTAATCCAATCAATAATGGCTTGAACAGGAGGCATTCCACCTTTCTTACGTTCGTATCCACCATCTACGTAAATACCATATAGCGGTAATTGTATATTTTGAATTATATTATCACCGTTAACCTCTGTAGTTAATGGTGTGATTGACCTAGCTAAATTACCCGTTACAACTGAATTGTTATCAAACAATCTATCCACCATCTCCTCTACTACTAGAGTACCGATGTCGGACATTTCTAATTCTAGATTAGGGTATTTTACTTGATCAGCCATTATACACTAGGGTAAAAACAGTAATTAAATATACCCGCTTCAGATACTACAATTTGTGATACCCATCCGTAAACTCTATCGTTAAATGCTTCGTTTACAGGTGTAATGTTATTCATTGTAATAGTCATCCAGTTAGTATCGTTTACAGGACCATAGTTCATATACGATAATACATCATATAACAATAGTTCTGTTCTTGACTTTACTAACAATGGTGATTCGTCACTTAACTTAGGTACGTCTAAAGCGTATAATTCAAATGTTAAACTTCTAGTGTTAGCACTAATACCTGTTGATACTAATGGTCTTAGGAATATAAATGGGTATTTAATATTCTGGGAATTACTATCTAAATAATCAATAGCACCTTCAGCAAATGACTTAATACCAGCGTGTGCTGTACAGGCATCATTAAAGTATCCTACAATATCACTATATGTGTGTACTACAGTATTCATTATAAACTATCTATTACTTCTTGTACTTTAGCTTTTGGCAACATTGTAATTGCTGCTATTCTATCTAAGTCAAATCCTCTCTTATGATGTCCTTTGATTACCTTAACTAGTAATTCATTTACACCATGTGTTGGAGTTGTTGGGTTATCTAATTCTGTATTGTCGCTCTTGTTGCTTCTTTTTTTGCTCATCTCGATAATTTTTATCTTGTTCGTACGCTAAATAATTTAATACAAATACAAAGTTTAATTCAGGGATGCTTTTATCTCCGGTGATTGAAAGGATGGGTGTCGAAGCGAGGTAATGAATTGTAATAAACCATCCCCAAAATCCACTAAAGTCATCTGTTTGCTCGTCTCCTTCATCACCTTCATCTGTTGTTCCGGGGTTAGAGAAGAGAGACTCGAACCTAGCAAGGACATGCTTGCGAGAGCTAAAAAAAAATTTAATGCCCCAAATGCCATTGAAGCTGGAATGTTGCTTAATTTATTAGCTTGTTCCTCTCTATTACTATTATCGTATTTTTCTAACGTATAATATTTAAATAAATTTTCAGCATCACCCTGGGATACTTTAATTGTATTTTTAAATGCCCACTTTATACCATTAAAACGATGTTTCGTAATTGGACGGTATAAAATAGCCATTATTTCTTCGAGGTTTTCCTGCGGTTTTTTCGCCAACCTCTCTAAGTCCACATATTCGCCCAACGTCATCTTTGAAATGCTTGAATACCCGTATAATTGTCCATCCAATTCAAATACAGGGTAAAATGCAGGTTCAACATCACTTAATGCATCTACTACTTTAGCATACACTTGTGTTAATGATGCTGGCGTCCAGTCTCTAACTTCACTTTCCTCTTTATTACTAAGTAATGAAATTAGATAGATCATTTTCTCCGATTCACTTAAGTGTTCAACCGAAGTAAATTCCTTCCATTGTTTAATGGATAGGTAGTTTGGTATTTCTAGTTTTATTTCCATATGATAATAAATATGTATGTGGTAAAAATCTCCCCAATAAAGGGGGAGGCAGGGAAAAATCTACTAAACCCCGCCTCCGCAAAACCCTAATTGAACAAAAACATTGTGTTAAATGTAATAAACGGATAATGGGGAATCACGTTTAAGTGAAAAAAAGATGCCCCAGAACGGGGCACCTAACGGAGGGGAAACAATGAAAAACAAACACAATGACAGCATATGGAAAAACCACCTCCGTTTTCTATAAATATGTTATCTAATATTACCGATGTATATTTTACTTCCACCTACATTTCGTCTTGCTTCGTTAGCCAGCATAAGTGACATAACACAATCGTCATAAAATCCACTTGGTGCGTTAAACGTCATTGTACCTGTAGGTGATATTTTATAGGAATACGCGGATAATTCGTTGTATAAATGCGGGAAGAAATCTTTATGTGGTATCTCCAATTTACCTTCCTGAATGTCGTAAATCAAGTTTCTTATACCATCTGATTTGTTACTATTATTAGTAGTCCAATCCTTTAACTTGCGTTCTTCCTTACGGAGACTTTCAAATACGGGAAGCCCAACTCCGTTAATCTCTGCGTAACCTCCTGCGATGCGATAGGGTCGTAAGACGCTGGCAAACTTGCTAACAACCTCTTGATAAGTGGTTCCATTGACTCGTTCAATTCGTGCCACTCTTCCTGATTCATCCATAATGGAGAGAACAGAGTAATCGTGTTGCAAGCCAAAGTCAACGCCCGCATAATATCGTTTTCCTGATTGGGGGTTAGTCCATCCATTTAATATCGAAATTGCATCTACACCTTTAAATACGTCGTTACCTGATTCACTAAATTCAGCTAAGTATTCTTGTTTAAATATTTCTTCAGGTAATGACTTACGTTGTTCACTTATAAATGTTTGGGAAATATGTGGGTTATCCGTGGATATACCGCGGAACGAAATATAGTCACTACCTCCGTTGCTACCCTTTAGAAACGCGTTATAAAACCAATTCTTTGATTTGGGTGTAGATATGATTAAGCATTTTTTACCTAATGCTGATAAGGTTGGAAATATAGCTTCTTGCATTGCTATTTCTTTGATGAATGCTGCTTCATCCACAACCATATGACTAAAACTAAAACCACGTATACTATCATAACGTTCAGCTGATAAGAATTGTAATGTAGACCCATTTATGAATGTCATAGTTAGGTCTGCCTTATTACTATGCTTGATTAGCTTGTTAGCTGCGTCACTTAATTCTTGGAATACCTTTTTACTTTGATTGTAGATAGGGGATATCCAAGCACCTTTACTTTTAGGATTCTTTAGTAACCAATACAATAATAGGTTTTGTGCTAATAGCGATTTACCAAATTGGCGTCCTGTTGCCACGACGCCAAATTTGTGTTCACTATCGGCAAAA